TATTGCTGCTCAGGTTTTAAGACACAGATCATTTACATTCCAAGAGTTTAGTCAACGCTATGCAAATACTAATTTACTTGGAGCAATACCTGTACCAGATTTACGAAGACAAGATCAAAAGAATAGACAGAATAGTATAGATGATATCCCCGAAAAACAAACGACATTTCTACAGAAAGAGATTGCTGCCTATTTCGCTGAGGGAATTGACTTATACAATGAACTCATACGTGAAGGTGTTGCAAAGGAATGTGCGAGATTTGTTCTCCCGTTAGCAACACCAACCAAGATCTATATGACGGGAAGCGTACGTTCTTGGGTTCACTACATAGATTTACGTAGTGCACATGGAACTCAAAAAGAACACATGGACATNGCATNACGATGCTAAACGTGTATTCATTGAGCAGTTTCCTATTTGTTCATCAGCATTGGAGTGGAATTAATGCCAACATATCCTGTAAAAAATTTAAAAACCGAAGAGAAGAAAGAACTCTCCATGACCATGAAAGAATATGAGCAGTGGAGGAAAGACAATCCCGATTGGGATAAAGATTGGCAAGCAGGATGTGCTTCTGCTGGTGAGGTAGGAGAGTGGAGAGATAAGATGGCAACCACACATCCTGGTTGGGCAGACATTATGAAGAATAAAGTTCTTCCCAAAGCAGAATATGTAAACAACAAAACTATCACTGAAAAATACAGATACTAATATGCCAGTAAAAAAGAAAACAAATAAAGCACCAGGTCAAGGCATGACTGCGAAACAAATGAAACGTAGGAAGCCTATTAGTCAAGAATACATGGTCAACATTGAACCACTAACTGATAATCAGAAGGTGATGTGGGATCAATGGGATGAAGGTAAGATGATCTATGCCTATGGTGTAGCAGGAACTGGTAAAACATTTGTTGCTTTATACAAAGCACTTAAAGAAGTTCTGGATGATTACTCACCATACGAAAAGATCTATATTGTTAGGTCTCTTGTTGCAACTAGAGAGATAGGATTNTTACCTGGTGATCATGAAGATAAGTCATCGTTGTATCAGATACCATATAAAAAGATGGTACAATCTATGTTTGAGATGCCTGATGACAATGCATATGAAATGTTGTATGATAATCTAAAGGCACAAGAAACTATTTCTTTCTGGTCTACCAGTTTTATTCGTGGAACTACATTAGATAATGCTATTGTTATTATTGATGAGTGTCAGAACTTAAATTTCCATGAACTAGATAGTATTATCACTCGTGTCGGACAAGATAGTAAGATAGTATTCTGTGGTGATGCTGCACAAACAGACTTGTTAAAGAACAATGAACGTACAGGCATCCTAGACTTCCAACGTATCATTCAGAACATGGATGAGTTTGCGTTGGTAGAGTTTGGTATAGATGACATCGTTAGGTCTGGTCTTGTTAGATCTTACTTAATAAGTAAAATTAATCTAGGATTATGAAGACATTTAATCACGTAGGACTTGACCCTATTGAATTGTGTGCTACAATGGTAGAAGGCAAACGTCTTTATGCTACACCAGAAGGAGATAGGTTTCCATCTGTCACTACTGTGATTAATAGTAACGCAAAGAAGAAACAATCAATTGCTCGATGGCGAGAACGAGTTGGTAAAGATAAAGCAGATAATATTTGTGCAAGATCTACCAGCAGAGGTACAAAATATCATTCAATTGTAGAAGACTATCTAAACAATGAGTTAGACTTGAAAAAGTATGGAAAGTATCCACTTCCAGTCTTAATGTTTCAGCATAGTATCCAAGATTTGGATAGGATAAATAATATATACCTCCAAGAAGCAGCACTTTATAGTAGGCATCTTGAGTTGGCAGGAAGAGTTGATTGCATTGCTGAGTTTGATGGTGTGCTGTCTATAATTGATTTTAAAACAGCAGCAGAACCAAAACGAGAACAATACTTGCATGATTATTTTGTGCAAGAAGTAGCGTATGCTTGTATGCTACAAGAACTGTACGGTCTGACAGTAAAACAGATCGTTACAATCGTTTCTTGTGAAAATGGAGAGACTCAAGTCAAGGTACTACCACCTAAGAAAGAATTTTTCATTAAGTTGATGGGTTACATCGACGAATACCAAGAACGATATGGACAAAAAACAATTATTAGAGGATAAATTTATGACCGCTGCGAGATTCTCGCAGGAAGTGGAGAAGATTGCATTCGACAATCCAGAAATGAACTATATTGATTCGGTTATCCACTACTGTGAGTTGAATGAAATTGAATTAGATAGTGTAAATAAATTAATAAGCAAACCTCTGAAGGAAAAACTCCGTCATGAGGCACAGCAATTAAACTTCATGAAAAAAACCAGTCGTGCCAAACTAATGCTAGTATGAGTTTCTTTAAGTCAGATATCGTCCGTGGAGACATTCAAGAGATGATGGAACTTCAACAGTTCTGTTTCAGATCCGCTATGAATTTTATATTATTAGACAAGGATCGGAAGATGGAATACTTTGAAGCACTTATCACATTAATTGAGAAACAAAAAATATTCTATGCTCGTGCAAAACTGAGTGATGATCCCGAAGCAAAGTCAGTTATAGATACCATGAGACAGGGAATTATAATGTTAGGTGCACAGCCTGGCGATAGTATTGAAAAGATGTTTGATGACTTGCTGACAAAAGTAGAGTCAATGCAAAGACAAACAGAGGCACAGGGTTGACGCCCTTACCTGTGCCTGTTATAATGTTCACGTGATAGGGCATCACATAAACCAAATCTAAAATAATCCGAGGTAATCTATGTCATTCGCAGATCTTAAGCGTAAATCCCAGAACAACTTCTCTTTCTTACAGAAAGAACTAGAGAAGTCCTCCACTGGTAAACAAGTTGATGAAAGGTTCTGGAAACCTGAGGTTGACGCTTCTGGAAATGGTTACGCAGTAATCAGATTCCTACCCGCCCCTGATGGTGAGACAATCCCATGGGCAAAGGTATACTCACACGCATTCCAAGGACCTGGTGGTTGGTACATCGAGAACTCTCTCACTACATTAGGTGAGAAAGATCCAGTAGGTGAAGTCAACCGCAGACTATGGAACAGTGGTGAAGACACAGACAAAGAGACTGCTCGTAAGCAAAAGAGAAAACTCTCTTACTACAGCAACATCTTAGTCGTAAAGGATCCTAAGCACCCTGAGAACGAAGGCAAAGTATTCTTGTATAAGTATGGTAAGAAAATCCATGACAAGATACTTGCAGCAATGCAACCTGAGTTCCAAGATGAGGAACCAGTAAATGTATTTGATTTCTGGGAAGGTGCTAACTTCAAGTTGAAGATTAAAAAGGTAGCAGGATACTGGAACTATGACAGTAGTGAGTTTGATAGTGTTAGTGCTCTTAGTTCAGATGATTCTGAATTGGAAGCAACGTGGAAATCACAACACTCATTAGAAGCATTCACTTCTAAGGATCAGTTCAAGTCTTATGAAGATCTTGAGCGTCGTCTCAATCTAGTTCTTGCAATAGGTCAAAGACCAGTAGCACCTACAGTAGATGATGAAGAGTATGAAGTTGTTGCACCACCAACACCAGTTGCTGCAGCACCAACACCTGTGAAAGAAGAAGCAATCGTTGAAGATGACGATGCACTCTCATACTTTGCACGTCTTGCAGAAGAGTAAATCCAAATTCGCAAACTGAATTCTATAATACCCAGAAAAATTTTCTGGGTATTTTTTTGTCAAAAAAGTCAACTACTTTTTAGTCTTTGATTTATAAACTTACTAGATCTCTTGTATTGATTTTGTTTCTTGAAATCTTTTATGAATGATTGAAAGTATCTTTGCTTCAATAGATATATTTCTCTCTTCTTTTCATTTTCTTTTGTAAAATGTTCTGCTACTGATACAGGACCGCAAAGAGCACTACCATTCACCGTTGATATTACACCATTATTATTTACTACATGTGTAGAGTCAAAAAATGTCTTGTCTACACGTAAACCAGCAGGATATCTTCCTGTTGCTATTGTCTCATAGTGATGTATTTCATTGTATGGATCTTCATATTCACTATCTAAAACTTTATATAGTTCATAGTTTGTTTTAGGCCAATCATACTGTGCGTTAATCATGTTGTTAGTTAGTAGTATAACCCAATCATAATATGGATCACCATACAATTTATCT